CTTCCGATCGGTCTTCGATTACCCTGGTTCCTTCGAGCCCAGATAAAGAAAAGGAAGCCACAGCAAAACTTATTGGGTTGAAGAACAAAAGGGTGTTTCTGATTATTGACGAGGCGACGGACGTCACTAATTCAGTATTCGAAGCCATCTCAAACCTAAACGCGAACCCACAATTTCAATGCGTAGCCTTAGGGAACTTTAATTCTCAGTACGATCCGTTCGGGGTATTCTCCACACCTAAGGACGGCTGGAATTCTGTTACGGTTGATTCAGAAGAATGGGAAACAAAATCGGGTAAATGTATCCATCTTGACGGGCTTAAAACGCCAAACATCGAGCATGATGATAAATGGCCGTTTTTGTTAACCTCGAAGCAAGTTAAGTACGCTATCGACAACGAGGGGGAGAACTCCCTTTCCTTTTGGCGGTTCATACGTAGTTTTCCCGCCCCCGTGGGCGCAGAGGAAGGTATTTATTCTGAAGCCGATTTTAGGAAATACGATGTCACTAAAGAGCCAAGATGGTCTCAGCCTCCCCTTTACCTGGCCGGATTTGACCCTGCGTTTACAAACGGTGGGGATAGATCGGTGCTAGCTATCCTCAAGTATGGGCAAAGCGAAGAATCTGGCCCAGCAGTTGCTCTCCATAAATTCCACAATCTTCGTGAAGACGTGACTAAACAAGAATCTCGCAACTTNCAAATTGCCAAAGAAGTCATGCGAATCTGCCAAGAATCTGGGATTCCCCCCGAAAGAGTGGCTATCGACGCCACTGGTGCCGGGGATCCCTTTTGTGACATTTTATCTGAAATATGGTCGAATCGAGTATTGCGAATCAAGTTTGGTGAGAAAGCCTCAACACTCCCAGTCAGCATAACTAACCCCATTCGAGGACTCGATAAGTATACCAATCGCGTCACAGAACTATGGTTTTCTGGTGTAGAGTATATGAGGTCTGGGCAGTTGAGGGGTATTGTTCCAGATCTTGCAAAGGAGATGACCGGCAGAAAATACAACACTACTGCGGGCGGAAAGGTAACAGTTGAACCTAAAAGAGACTACAAATTGCGCCTAGGTAAGTCTCCCGATTTGGCCGACGCTTTCTTTCTTGGCTTGGATTTGGCGAGGCAAAAGCTTGGCATAACGGCGGGTTCTCTTGTGGGCGGCAAACTTAGGGCTTCCTGGCAAGAGCAAGCAAAAAAGCTGGACGAAGCGGTGTCTGACTCTTCTTTCTTGAGCACTTAAAAAGCCTGATTGACAGGAATATTGCCTTCCCCCATACTAGTCGGACTTGTGGAACCCAAATACAATAACAATACCGTTCCTGATTCGGATCTCCTAACAATAAGCGAAAAAGGGAAAGTACCTAAAACCCGCATTAGCGACTATAAAGGTCTGCACTCTTTATACCAGAATTTGTATCTGGCCGACGAGGCAGCAGCTCGGGATCGTACTAGGATCATGGATATGTTTGACGGGGCGGCCCCCTATGACCCCGTGGTGTTGCGGAGGTTGGGCCAAGGTTATCGGGCTAACCTTAACTTTGGAGAAGCTGGAGCTGACTTGGAAAAAGCACTCACTTCATACAATGATCTTGTCACCTCAGTCGATCGTTTGATTAATGTTAAAACACGTTTCGGGGATGAAAGCCAACGCGAAGAGTACGCTTCAATTATTTCTGAAGAGTTTACCCGTCTTTTGACAAAAGATTGGCCCAGTTTTTATTTCAAGCAACAACTTCTGTCCTACTATTTTGTTTCTCAAGGTTTGGGGATTGCTTACTTTGAAGACGAACGAAATTGGCAGTGGACTGTATGTCCTATTGGCGACTTCTTTATCCCCCGCGGAACCCCTGCCACAGAAGATAAAGTTGAAATTGCGTGTATTCGAAGAATCTTTTTAGTACACGAACTCTTCCAATACATCGAGAATCCAAAAATTGCAGAAGAAGCTGGATGGAATGTGGAGGAAGTACGGAAGGCGATACGCAATGCTACCACCACCTTCCCTCAAGACGGCTTTAATTGGGAAGAGCTACAGAGACAGATTAAAGCCAATGATTTGTATTTCGCCCATGTTCGGTCACGCGAAGTTCATGTAGTTCATTATTACGTAAGGGAGTTTGACGGAACTTATTCCCACGCTATTGGGCTCCGCGATGGATCTGGTGATTTTCTATTCAAAAGACTCCACCGATTTAAGTCGGCTTCCGAAGCTTTCCACATTTTCACTTACGGAGTAGGTAACGGAGTTTATCATTCTATCCGCGGTCTTGGGTACAAGATTTTCCCGCATATCCAGATGACTAATCGTTTACGTTGCGCTATGGCCGACGGAGCGATGTTGCAGACTTCCGTTCTGTTGCAACCACAAAGTGCGGAAGATGTTTCTAAGATGACGATGGCTTACTCGGGTCCTCTTTCGTTTTTACCCCCAGGATTAAATGTTGTTCAGACTCAGTATCCTAATTTGGCCGCCAACGTTCAGCCGATTGTAAACGAAATGGCAATGGTTCGCCAGAGCAATACCGGGTCTTACCGGACTCAGATGAACGCGCCCACCGGAAATCCCCGCACCGCAACTGAAGTAGAAGCACAGCTTGCGAACGAGGCAATACTTACTACCAACTCGATGAATCTTTTCTACGTTCCTTGGGGACGTTTGCTACGTGAACAATTCAGACGACTTCAGCGGGATACATGGGTCCCAGGAGAAGAGGGCGCGGCCGAAGCCAAAAAATTCCGTAGCCGATTGGAAGAGCGTGGAGTTCCTTGGGAAGCAGTTAAAGCTGTTTATGACGTTGATCCTGTAAAAGCCGTTGGATTAGGTTCTCCGGCCGCTCGTCTTTCAGCCTTCAATGAGTTCATGCAAATGCTCCCACGGTTTGATGAATTGGGTCAGATCAATGCCGTGCGCGACCGCGTGGCCGCCCGCGTAGGATACGATCAGGTTGATCGTTACTTGCCTAACCCAAATGTTAAAAATCGTATTCCTGCCGACGCTAAGATTGCTGAACTTGAAAATGGTTCGATGCAGGCCGGCAGACAAGTAACGGTAATGCCGAATGAAAACCATGCAATTCATTTAGCCGTCCATTTGAAAGAAACTCAACCCATTGTTCAGGCTGTCCAGAATAATCAGATTCAGGACAAGCAAGCGACCATGATGTTCCTTACCATGGTATACGAGCACTCGAATGAACACCTTGTTAAAATTGTCGACGATAAAACAAAGCAGCAAGAAATTGGACAGGCTAAACTTGCCATGAATCTTTTGCGAGAAGCAGTTGTAAATCTCCAAAGAGATGTAGAACAGGATATTCGGGTGGCCAACGAGCAACAGCAACAACTTGCTTTAGACCAAGGGCAAGTTCAGGGGATTTCTCCTCAAATGCAAATGAAGATGCAGGAACACCAATTAGACATGCAGTTGAAACAAGAAAGAGCAGCTCTTGATGCGAGGTTTAAAGAAGCGGAACTAAAACAAAAATTAGCTTTACAAGACGCGCAAGCCGCGGCTAATCTACGTTCCGCGATGACTACTACCAACGCACCAAAAGCATGACATTAAACGATTGGAATAAACGACAAGATTTTAAGGTAGCCTGGAAAACCTTTTATAAATCGGAAGCTGGGCAGGCATTTAAACAAGTTTTGACAAATTTAGGAACACCTGTTCCTGCCCTTCCCCCAGTAGGGGTGGATTTTATTGATTGGAACGCGACTTTAAACTCTCGAAGAGAGGGCTATTACGAAGCTCTTCGATTGCTATCTGCTCTATCCGAAGACCCAAGTGAACCTGCAAACTTGCCGGAACCTTGGGAAATAAAAACAGAAGAAACCAACCAACCATAAGGAATACAAACAATGAGTGAAACCGCTACCGCCACACCCGCAACTACACCTCCAGCCGCAGACAATTTGAGTTTTGCCGACGCTTTTGACGCTGGCTTTCAAGCGTTAGATCAGGCCCCTGTTGCGGAAACGCCCACCGCAACTGCTGTCACTGCGCCAGTTGAGGCAGTTAAAACTGCGGAGGTTACCAAGACCAATGCTTCTATTGATACTAACCCGTTAGATATTTTGACCAAAAGGTTGACTGGTCAGGAAGAAACAAAAAATACAGAAGTATCTTCTGATGATATCGATGTCAAAGCTCCTGAAAATCTTAAACCCGAAGCTCAAACGGCATGGGCTCGTTTAACAAAGGATTTGAGGGATGCTCGGACAAAGCTTAAAGAACTAGAGTCTAAAGTTGTCGAAGCACCCACAAATTCAGTCGAGCAGATTGATCTCCAGAATCAATTGAACACCCTAAAACAAGAGCGGGACGAGTACGAGAACGAACTTAAATTCTCCAGGTTGGAGTCGACTAAAGAGTACAAGCTTGCCGTAACCGAACCTTTGAACAGCATTCAAGAAGAGGTTTCTCAAATTAGTGCCCTCTACGAGGGAGTTGATGCTAGGAATATTTACGCAGCCATGGTCGAACCCGACCCAGCCAAACGCAGAGCTCTCCTAAAAGAAGCGACCAGTTCTTTTGACCCAGTCGATTCTTTAGCTGTTCGGAACAAGGCTGAAGAGTTGCAGAAGGTATTCCAGCGTAGGGAGATTCTGACGAAAGATGTAAACACTGTCCTTCAGATGATCCAGGCTGAAGAGCAGAAAGAACAGGAAACTTACCAACAGCGGGCACAGGCCGAGATTAAATCAGCCTATGATTCCGAGTGGAACAACCTTCAGAAAGAAAACGCTCTTTTGCGTCCTATTGAAGGTAACGAAGCCTGGAACAGTACTTTGCAGAATATCCAACAACAGGCCATGCAGATTGAGAACACTGAGCTTGACCCTAGGGCCAAAGCTAAGTTGACCTTTAACGCCGCGGCTATGCCCGTGGTTATGAACGTGTTCCAAGATTATGTTGCCAAGACCCAAACCCGTATTTCTGAGCTGGAGAAGCTAACTAAAGAGCTTCGATCCACTCTTCCATCTTCTGGCGGAGAAAAGAGTGGTGGCCCTGAGATTTCAGCGGACTTAGGTTTCCTAGAAGCCTTAGAACGTGGGATGAAATAAATTTGTTAAAAAGTATTGACACGTTCCATCCGGTTGATACTTTTAACTAGTTCAGTGCAGGTATAAAGATTGAGACCCTTACTGAACAAGACCTATAAAGATTGAGACGGTCTAGCAGAATTCGGGCATTAAAAGCTCTGGG